GCGAAAATTAACCTCTAACTTTTGAAAGGAAAATAAAATGACGGTTGAGACAACAAAAAACAAAACCGACAAGCAAGTCATGGGCTCTTTAACTTATGACTTCGATTTTGATTGCTTGCTTCAAGATCCGACTGAAGAGGATGCGAAAAAGGCGATCAAGGTCACAATCTCCGACGGCGTGCAGGAATATCCGCTCGAATATGGGACGGACTATTCTGTCGCTCTGAATTCAAACGGCTTCGGCGGGACTGTTACCGTTGCAGACGGAAAAGACGCGACATGGCAAATCGTTATTTATCGAGAATATGATCTCTCTCAAGGGAGCGAATATAAAGATTATAACGCTTTTCCGGCAAAGACACTCGAGGGAAACATGGACAAGAGCGTCATGCTGGCGCAGCAGCTTCAAGAACAACTCGATCGAAGCGTCAAAACTGGCATCACTTCGGACATTGATCCGGATGTCATCGTCGCTCAAGTCGAACGTGTTTATTCTTCAATCGATAATGTTGACACGGTTGCCGATGATATTGCAAACGTCAATATCGTTGCCGGAGACAAGGCAAACGTTGACGTCGTTGCTGGCATTGCTGCAAACGTGACGACTGTTGCAGGCATCTCTTCAGATGTTTCGACTGTTGCCTCAAATAATGCAAACGTCTCAACCGTTGCGACAAATATCTCGGATGTGAACGCCGTCGGCGGAGATATTGCCAAAGTGACAGCCGTTGCCGATGATCTGACGAACATTGACGCGGTCAACGCTAACAAGTCAAACATTGACGACGTTGCTGCTGATCTGACGAATATCGATGCGGTGGCTGCTGACTTGACGAACATTGACGCCGTTGCCGGAGACTTATCAAATATCGATGCCGTCAAGGGTAACGCAACGAATATCAATGCCGTTGCCGGAAATGCAACAAACATCAACGCAGTCAATGCAAATAAGGCAAACATCGACGCGGTTGCGGGTAATGCGACAAACATCAACGCCGTGAACGCAAACAAAACGAACATCGACACGGTTGCCGGAAACATCTCCGACGTGAACACGGTCGCAGGGATCTCAACAAACGTCTCGACTGTTGCAGGAATGTCCTCCGATATTTCTGCCGTTGTAGCAAACGAGACGAATATCAATGACGTTGCTGCGGATCTTTCAAACATCAATTCGGTTGCCGGAGATCTGTCAAATATTGACGCAGCTTCTTCTTATGCTGCATCATCGAAACAATGGGCGGTCGGCGAGCCGACAGAGCCGACGGGCGGATCTGCGAAATACTGGGCTGGACAGGCTGCTCAATGTCAAATTCAATCTGACTGGTCGCAAACAGACAACACGAAAAAGGACTTCATCAAAAACAAGCCGACGAAATTGTCTGACTTTACGGACAGCACTGCAACAACGCCGATCGCAAGAGCAACGGCAGACGCTTCCGGAAATACGATCACGACAACCTATGCGACAAAGACAGAGCTCTCCGGAGAGGCTTCAGCAAGATCCGGAGCGGACACAACGCTTCAGCAGAACATCGACAAAGTGATCCCGACATTGCTGCAAAACTACGGACGCGCTGACTTTATTCATGCAAAGCTCTTAAATTCTGCTTATGAAGGCGAGACTTATGTTGAAATGTGGACAGACGGAGCAACGAATGTCTTTGATAAGACGACGCTGCAAATTGAGCCTTGCGTCATTAAATTGACGGTCGATGGCGTGGATCGTGCATGGCATAACACATCAACGATTGACTTTGTTCCGGCAAGCAATCTCGACAGCGGCTCGAGCTTGAGTGCTGGTAAAAACTATTATATTTATCTTGTGCCGGATGGGACAGGCTGCAAGCTGATCGTGTCGTTAAATGCTTCTTATCCTTCCGGATATACTGCAACGAACTCGAGAAAAATTGGCTGGTTTCATACGCTTTGCGTCGCTGCGGGGACGATCTCCGGACACTTGGCGAGCGGCTATTCTGCCGGAGATATTATCCCGAACTCTGTCGCTTGCTTGTCTTTCCGTCCGAAATGCGATCCTTCCGGTATGGCATACATCGACATCATTGACAGCTGGGTTGACATTTATCTCCAAAGCGGCACGGGCTCAAGCACTGTCTCGGCTTATGGCGGGACAATCACTGACACGCGCTATTATGGCAATCATTGCCGAGACATGGCAAAAGTCGGAAAGACGCTGCCGTCAAGCAATGACTTCTCAATCTTTGCCTTTGGCAGCAACGAGAAGACAGCAATCTCCGGAGCGGCAGATCCGGTCACAACGGGCGGACACAAGGATTCAAACAATCGTCGTATGATCTCGCAGTATTTCATTGAGGATTGCTGCGGCGCATTGTGGCAATGGCTCGACGACGAAGGTCCGTGCGGCGGCTCTAACTGGACGGACATCACTCTTGACGATAACGCATCAAGCTCGTGGTATGGCTCTTTGTTTGTGCTTCGGGCGGGCGGTGATTGGGCTGGCAGTGCGCATTGCGGCTCGGGCTGTCGTGCTGGTGACCCTTCGCGCTCGACGCTCTACGGTAACCTCTCCGCTCGGGGGCTGAGCCGAAATATAGCACTATCAATCGCATAATTATTTTATTTTCAGTTTTAGGGTGCGCGTTCCCAGTTAGGTGTTTGCTGTTCGCTTTGTGCTTCTGGCAGGCGGTAATTGGGATAACAGTGCGCATTGCGGCTCGAGCTGTCGTAATGGTAACAATTCGCGCTCGACGCTCAACGATAACAACTCCGCTCGGGGGCTGATACGGCGGGATTTTCTAACTTCATGAAAGATCCCGTTCGGCTGAACGTGCATCCTTGTCTTTTCCGGATCTCCGGAAGGCAGAACACACAACGAAGCGGCTGCGGTGCAAGTAACAAATTGAAAGTGACGCAGCCGAAAATTTTTGAAGGGAAGATCATGAGACGCTTCGGCAATTTATGGGACGAGTTTGTTTCAAAAGAAAATTGGGATAAAGCCGTCAAGAACGCTCTGAAGGGAAAGAAGACGCTGCACTCGGTGCGGCGTTTTCTCGCAAAAGGAGAAGGATATTCTGAAGAATTGCGGCAGCAGATCATTGACGGGACTTTCGAATTCAAAGGCTATAATACAAAATTTTTGTATGAGCCGAAGCAGCGCAAGCTCTTCATCTCGAGACTGGAAGAACGTTTCTTTCATTGGGCTTGTATGATAATTGTCGAGCGGATCTTTGAGCCGACATTTATTTTTGACAGTTATTCATGCCGCAAAAAGAAGGGACAACATAAATGTTCGAGACGCTGCATGGAGCTTGTGCGGCAAAATGACTATTGCTTGAAGATGGATATTTCAAAATTTTATCCGAGCATCAATCAAGAGATCTTGAAGAAGTGTCTCCGGAAGAAAATCAAAGACGAGAAATTTTTGAGCGAGGTCTTCAAAATTATTGACAGCTATCATCCGGACGGTGTGCAGCGCGGCGTTCCGATCGGCAATTATTCAAGTCAGATCTTCGGAAATATCTACATGACGCAGCTCGACAACTTCGTCAAGCAAGAGCTGAAGTGCAGATTTTATCTCCGATATTGTGACGATTTCATCTTGTTCTCGAACGATAAAAAATATCTGAACGAGTGCAAGCATAAACTGATCGCCTTTGTGCATGATGTGCTCGACATGAAGTTGAGCAAGTGCGATCTGTTTCCGACGAAGAGAGGCGTTGATTTTGTAGGATATAGACATTTTAAGGAATTCATTTTGATCCGGAAGTCAACAGCGCAGCGCGTCAAGAGACGGATGCGGACACTTGAGGCTTGTGTTGCTGCCGGAAAAGTAACGGCGCAGCAGGCTCTCGGAAAGATTGCGAGCGCGATTGGCTGGACTAAACACGCGAACTCATATCATTTTGTTAAGAAAATCAAGTTGTATGAATTAAAGGAGAAATTTCAAAATGCAAAAATTCAGTGACTTTGCTCAAGAGGAATGTCGCTTTTCTGAAGACAAGATCCCTCTTGATAAAATAGTCGGTCAGCCGATCGTCGTGATTGCCTACTACGTCCAGAAGAGCAACTTCAAGGACAGCCTCGACAAGGAAAGAATGACGATGCTTATCGAGTTTAGTGGAGAGCGTCGGGTGGTCTTCACTAAATCCGAAGTCTTGATCCGGCAGATGCGGCAGTATGAGCAGCATTTGCCTTTTGAGACGACAATCATCCATCCGAAACGTTATTACACTTTTAGCTGAAAGGAAAATAAAATGAGAGGTCTTCCCCCTATAAACACAAAAGAAGATGTTTACAATATGCTCCGAGACTTTCCGGTCGAAGGCAAGAAACATCTTCAACAACTTTATGACAACCGCTTTATCTGGCAGACAACGGCGATCTTGCCGTCATTGGATGAAGGTGTCAACGATGAAACACATCGCGCTTTTGCAACGAAGGACGAAAACGACGAAGAGATCTTCGTGCAGCAGGAGCTCGTTGTTGATCCGAATGCCTTTATTTATCGTCTCGGCTTTACAGATGAAGAGATCCTTGAACTCTTAAAATAGGAGGGCTCGATGGATTGGCTTCAATTTTTACAGATCATTTGCGTCCCCGCTTTCGGTTGGCTCTTCTATAAGATCGGCGAAATGCGGAAGGATCTCAACGACTTCAAGGTCGAAGTTGCTCGAGATGCTTTGGCTCAAGCTCAAAAGTATGCTCTGAAGGAGGATATTTCACGCATTGAAAGCAAACTCGACGATTTGCGTAACTTGGTAATTGAGGAGATAAAAAAGAAATGACATTGCTTGACAGATTGAAACAGCATGAAGGCTTCAGATCAAAGCCTTATCGATGCCCTGCCGGAAAGCTGACGATCGGCTATGGACGAAACATCGAGGACAACGGGATCACGGAGGCAGAAGCCTCTTTTTTGTTGGTCGAAGATGTGAAGAAGTGCCGCGCCGAATGTCAAAAAAGTTTTGCTTGGTTTGAGGCAATGGATCGAGATCGGCAGGATGTAATTGTCGAGCTCGACTTCAACATGGGGCTGAAGCGATTGCTCGGTTTTAAGAAGATGCTTGCTGCCTGCGCTCGTAAAGACTACGAAGCAGCAGCTCGCGAAATGCTTGACAGCTTGTGGGCGAGACAAGTTGGAAAGCGTGCTCAAACTCTCGCCGCAATCATGAAAGGATAAAACAATGATAAGCTGGTTATTGTTACACTGGAGCGACATCTTTGCCGTATATGGCGGAGTTGTTGCTGCTTGCACTGCTATTGTCAAGGTTACGCCGTCCACAAAAGACGACGAGCTTTTAGGCAAAGTCATCAAAGTTGTTGACTTCTTCAGCACTGCCTTCACAAAAGCAGATGCCGAGAAGTTGGGTAAATAATCGAGGGGGATATTTTCCCCCTCTTTCATAAGGAGAAAATCATGCCGGAAATAGAATTGAAAGAAGAAGAGCGTCAGAAGTGTGAAGTCTGGACGCGCGTCATGGGATATTGTCGTCCCGTGTCTGAATTTAACAAAGGGAAGAAGTCCGAATTTTATGAGCGCAAGTGCTTCAAGGAAAGCAAGACGATCGAACGCTTGAAGGAATTTGATGCAATGGAATTGTGTCCTGCTTGCTGATCGGAGGTCTCATGAATAAACAGTTGAGAATTCCGTTTCCGGATTATACGCCGGAAGAGCAAGAGCGAGACGCTGCCGGACTGAAACTCAATGAGATCTATTTCATGAAGGTCAAAGGCGAATGGGGAGCTTTGATGCCGAGAAAATACGGCAACGTTATTTTCAACGCTGGCAAAACTCCCTTCGTCGATTTTGTGAAGGGGATCATTGAAGATTATCCGTTTTATAAATTGCGCTGCGTGCAGAACGAGGGAATCGCTGAAAAGATTGCTGAATATCAAGACGCGGCTATGCTGCGAGATGCTGCTTCACATAAGCAAGCTGCTCCCGCAGTGCGAGGATCTCTGCCCGTTTCTCGAGGTATGGACGAAGGTCGATGACAGTTCGAACATTGGACGAATTGGGCAGCCAATTTGAACAGGGCTTCGATTTTGTATCGTAAGCCCTTGTTTTTTCTTCATTTTTATCGGTTCGAACGGGCTGATTTTTACTGATTTTAAATTCGCTTATTTTTGGGCTCAAAGTCTTATTTGATACGGGTTCGGAGTGATTTCCTCCGGAGTTCGCAGAATCCTCCATTTCAGAAAATGGAAAGTTTAATTTGTAATAAATCGCGCCTTCTTTTATCTGGAGGCTTTCAAAAATAAAACTCATCAAGAGACGCTTTTGATCGATGTCTTTGCTGCGGTTGAACAGATCTCCGGCAGCAGCAGCGATCTCAAACAAGCCGACGAGTGTCTCATCAAAATCATCGCTTGCTTTGCCGTGTGCTTTGATCTCGTCTTGAGCGCGGTCAATTTCAAGCTGAAGCTCTGCTCGCTTGTCTTCATATTGCTCTGTTGACAGCTCTCCGTCGAGCCTCATGTCAAGCAATGCGTTCAATCTGTTTCTTGCACGAGTGACGACGCCTTGCAGCCTGCCGAGCTCTTGATTGCGGAAGGCAATCTCTGCGCTCTTTGAGTTCTTCAGATGCAGCTTTAAGTCTTGCAGCACTTCATCCGGCAATCTGATCCTGTCTAATATAAAAGCAATCTGATCCGAGACGTCTTGCTCCGGAATATAGAGACGAGATCCGTCCGGCTTATAACAAACCACATAAACAAACTTTTTCTTTTTGATTTCACAAGGGCAGATTTTTTGAGCGTTCATGCACGAGATCATCCCTCGATAAAGGAAAGGGAGCTCTCCATGCTTGAACGGCTTGCTCGTGCCTTTTAGGCGCATTAAATGACATTTATCAAAAAGCTCTTTCGTGATGATCGGCTGATAAATATGCCGGATCAATCGTCCTTTTGTGTTCATCTCTCCATAATAAAAAGGATTGTCGAGAATCGTTGTCATTGTTGTATTTGCGATTTTGTGTCCCGTTCGAGACTTCAATCCGATATTGTCCGCATATCTGGCGAGCTCATGGATGCTCATGTTGCCGAGCGAGTAAAGCTCAAACAGCGAGCGGATCTTTGTTGCATCCGGCTCTTTCGGACGGATTGAGTGCTTGCCGTTCTCATCAATAAAATTCTCATAGCCCGTCGGAGCTGCGCCTGCCATCTCGCCGTTTTTCTGCTTGTAGTCAATCGATCGCTTCACGTTCTCGGACAGTTGCAGCACATAAGACTTTGCACCCATGACGGAAAAATCCCAGCGCATAATGTCGCTTGAAGAGGAATTCTTGCCGATAACCATATTTTCACGATAGAAGTGCAGCTCGATTTTTTCTTGCCTGATCAGATCGTCAAGCATGACGCTCTCTTTGAAGCTGCGTTGAACGCGATCCACCGCGTCGGCAATGATCGCAATTTTCTCCGGCTGGCTCTTGCAGAAGTCAATCATCTCCATAAATTCGCGACGCTTGCCGCGTGTGGAGCTCTCTATAATCTGGAAAGTTTTGATAACATTTAAGCCTTTGCGTTTAGCATATCCGGACAGGCGTGTATTTTGGGCGGGAAGAGAATGTCCTTCTTCCTGCTCCTTCGTTGATACTCTTGTCAAAATAACCGCTTTCACGCTCGACTTCTCTCTTCATTTTCAAAAGACAATTAACCGCACCCGATAACCGGAAAGCACCCAGCGAAAGCTCGCCTTCTGTCAG